GTTGTTGGAAGCGTTGGAAGGTGGAGAATGGAAGAGTGATATGGGAACCAAACATATATTCGCTAAACAGGAAGTCCTTCTCAAGGAGCACCGCACTCAACCGCGCATTATATACCAAGGAACGGACATGTATAATGCAATAACGGGTCCTGTTGTCATGGAACTGAATGACAGGATGAAAGAAGTGTTCTCGTTGCGTAATCCCCTTAACACAGGCAACCGCGTAGTGTATGCCTGTGGTGTTGGAGGGGAGGAGCTCGGGGATATCATGGAGAGTAGCCCGGGTGTACCCGTTGAGAGTGACATGAAGAACAATGATGGGAGTCAATCTAAAGAATTTCGCAGGTATGAGGCGATGTTCTATAGGAAATTGGGAGCTCCGGATTGGTTCGTGCGCGAATTTGGCAATACTACTTCAATCAAAGTCTGGACACGGTATGGCGTGTCCGGTGAAGTTATTGGTCAGAGGTGGTCTGGAGAGACCCCTACCACGACTGGTAATTCATATGTTAGTATGGCATTGATTCAGGCTGCGCTGGAGCGCGCCGATATCGAATCTAGCACGAACATTCACGGTGGGGATGACTATCTTGGTTATATTGAGGGAGACCCTGAACAGTTTAAGGCTGGGATTGAAGAGACGACTGCTGTGAGTGGGATGAAAGCAGAAGTCGTTCCCCAGTTGGGTCGTCACCATGCTACCTTTTATCGTAAAAGGTATGTCCGCAGTAACATAGGCTGTCGTCCCGTCCCGCAATTCGGACGTGTTGTGGCAAAGTTGAATTTGAGGCCAAATAGGAATACTCAAGTTAACGATAGAGATTACATGGCAGGCAAGTATTTGTGCGCCGCGTATGAACATAAGCACGTGCCGGGTATTAAAGAGTTGTTGATGCAGACGTCAGAAGCACTATCTGATAAGCCCTACCTCGATGTCCGTCAGGGAAAATTGAAGGAGATGGGGGGGCGCGAGAACGTGACCCAGTTAGTGATTGACGCGCCGGTCCATTCTGTTGTTGAATTTTCCGATTACCTCGAGGAAGTGTATGGTATAAGTTACGATTCTCTTGTCGATGTTTATGCGCGAGTTGCCCAATCCTGTCTTGACTACTGTGACAGGTGGGTTCGCGTCGGCAAGGGAGGAAAACCAGAAAATGTGAAAGGAAATTCCGCTTATGTTCCACCGAAAATGGGCGGCGACACGGTCGATGCGTTGGTTAGGGTTGATGTTGGATAGCATTAACAATAGGCCACAGTTGAGGGGTGATTAGCAAGAAAACACCAAACAACT